TGTGAGACTTGCAAAATATACTGCGTATGAGGGAATGTATTCTGGCTGTTCATCAAAATCCTTTTTGCAGCGATTAATAATTAGTTTAAGTTCATGGTCTGATATTGTATTATGACTTGAAGGCTTTTCTATCTCCGTGCAGTATTTATAAAATATTTTAGGTGAAAGAAATTCCATAGGATCATAATTCAATAAATGTTGTGACCTTGCACTATCTATTGTGTTTTTGATATATCCAAACAAAGTTTTACACGCTTTTTTGCAAAGTTTTTGATCTTTTACAGTTCTGACAATGAATACCTTTATATCTTCTTCTGTCATTTTCTCAATTTCTTTTTCCGTAAATTCTTTTTTTTCAAAATAACGTGTTCTATCTGTAGAATACTTATACAAAGTGTTATCCGTCACAAATTCTTTTTGAATTTCTATCCAATGCTCGTAAACATCCATAAATGTTTTAGGTTTTTCTGTTTTTTCTTTCTCGAAAGCAATAATATAATCTTCAATTCCCTTTCGGCTACTTCTTTTCACTAGCTTTCTAGAATTTTTTTCTGTATAAATATAAGTATACCAATTATTGTTTTTTCCCTGCCATATTTTATATTTTTTTAATATTTCTTCATTTTTCTTCATTTGTATTTCTTCAAGTACATGTGCAGGATTTATAATACCATTCTCAATAGCATATTTCAATATTTCATCCATAAAATTTAGGAGGAACCGGGAATTCCTTTTGCCGGCCGGCGGTTCCTGTTCCTCCTTTCTATTGATAGCCTGTTTTTTTGATTTTAAGCGCTTATTTTGTTTTAACCATAACAATATTCACGAATATCATAAAAATTAATTTTAGCCGTTTTGGTCAAAACAATTATCATATTTCACAACAAATCAAATATATTGACCTGTCCATCAATCTGAGATTCTTCCAGATTGTAAAATTTGCAAGCTATATAATCTGGGTTCCAATCAATTTCCAGTTCGTATTGTAAACACCGCGGATGCTTATCACCATAGAAGAATCTGCAATCGGAACAGATATGCTGATAAGCTGTACCACCAGACCTTTTATACATTTCGCTTATCTTTCTCATAGAATCACTCGCTTTACTCTTGACTTTCCTCTCGCTTTCTTCTTGAAGATACCATTTTTAACACAATCCCTCGGATCACATCCTCTGCTATGTTTTTCAATCAAGATATAATCACAGGTTGCATTTGTACTCCATGCATTTTCGCTTTTGCTGTAATAGTCGCATTTCGAGCATTGTCTCCGCTTTAGGCCTATAATTTCAGTGCTTTTTAATTCTCTCCATGGTTTTCTATCTGGCAATTTTCCGCACCTCCCAATTTGGCAGTATCTATAATTTTTAAAAGGTCTGGACTTAGTTTTCTTCGTTCTTGTTCTCTTTGTACTTCTGCCCGGTAAGTCCTTTGGAAATTAGACTGAACTACACTCCACCATGTGCCATCTATATTCCCTGATTTCGCCCATTCTTCTAACTGCCCCGGACTTGATACTGCTTTCTGAACTATTTCTGGAAGTTTAGAAAATTCTTCTTCCGCATGGTATATAGAGTTCCAAATTGCCCTTGATACCAGATTCCAAGCTTCTGTTTCGTTCAGTTCGTCAGACTGTGGCGCAAGGCTCTGCGCGCATTGCCGTAATGCAGCTATTGTAGGTTCTTTCCATTCAGTTTGCATATATTTCTTCAACCCAAAACTTAAAAGCTTGTAATCTAGGTCTTTCAAAAGTCCGTACCAAGTATCAAAAGCATATTGATCTGGCAGAAATGATGGAGAAGTGTACACAGCTTTCATTGCCTTTACCAGTACCGCCCATTCTTCTCTTGTCATACCCAGTTATCCACCTCGCTTACCCTGTTTTGTATTTTCTCCATGTAACTTTGAGGCTTGTTACCGGATTTATCAAGATAGTTCCCTTCAAATACCTTCGCAAAGTTACCGGGCTTTAAGAACCAATCGAAAGTTATCATCCAACCTTCTTTGTTCTGGCCTTGTAAGAAGCTGCTATGGCGAATGTTTTCAATGGCTTCTAAGATATCGTCCATATGGTTCTGACGGATTCTGGCTTTCACTGCTTGTTCTCGTTTTGATGTCATTCTTTTTACAGGGTTAATACCAAATTCTTCCAGAGTATTCCATTCATCAATGATTCGTTGGACGTCAGTCTGACGAATAGTATCTTTAGATACTATTAAATCATTTATATCTTTTTCTTTATCTTTATCTAATTCTGTATCTAAATCTAATTCTAAATCTTTATCTAAACCTATATCTTTATCTGAGTGCGTCTTTCGTTCGTCTATTTTGCGTCTTTTCTGCGTCTGCCTGTTTGAACGCTCTATTAGTTTGGTATCATCAATAGAATTTCCATTTGTCAGTGAGTAACTTCCGTTATCTTTCAATAGCAGTTTCTTTTTTTCATCAGTGTATGAAGTTTCTATATATCTGTCTCTGGACAGGGTGTTGTGCATTCTCCAATGTTTAATAACGATCACGCCATCATCAAACAAGATAACAAATCTCTTGGCAATTAGAAGCTTCAAATCATCATCATTCGCTCCTATTATTTTTTCAATCCTCTTTGGGTTTCCAATAAATCCATCATCGTCCGCTCTCATGTTTAGATGAAAATAAAGACATTGTGTTGATAACGGCATATCAAGGAAAGCATCTGTATCAACAATTTTCATTGTGAACATTCTTTTATTTGCCAATTTTGAAATTCCTTTCTCCAATTCCTGGATTTTTCAAAAGTGTTTATCTCAATTCAACTTCAATTCCATTGATTTTCAGTTCTCCATTTACCGGAACCACAAGAGATGGAACGCCGTTTATTTCTTTCAATTCAATCAGAGAAATTTTATCCGGCTGAATGCAGATTGTTGCATCTGATGTTAAAATTTTTACAGTTTTTGAATTATGGATATTGTCAAGGGCGACAGGCTCATTGCTGAAATACATTTCCCAGTTTTCCTTGAAATCTGATAACTTCTCGTCTGGAACTCCGCAATATCCAAAAATCTGTTCCATTTCATCGCATGATACAGTTATCATCTCCGGGCTGTCTTTCTTCTGTTCTCTTACTTCCTGCAAAGATTCAATTAGGCTTTCAGTGAAATTGAATGTTGTGTTTCCTTCGAAATTGTCCATGATAAAATCTGAAAAGACATTGATCTCATTTCCCGGTATACGTGGAATTGGTGTGCCAAGAACGCTTTCGATGAAGTCTGGATGAATATTCTTTATGTTTTTGTTGAAATACAAGGCTCCATGAATATCAGTGCTTCTGTCATTGAATACAGGGAATAAGAATCCTGTTTCTGGTCTTGAGACTACCCAATCACGAATTCTGTCTTTGATGTTATTTTCAGCCACATCATAGCTAAGCCCAGCCTTTGAAAGATTTACCGGACAAATGCTGCACAGAATGTGTTCATAGATTTCTTCTGAAGCATCGTGCATTTCGGTTCCATCAGAAGCCTTTCCAGGAATGTCATATACTGCATGAATGAGGACTATGTAGTAATTTTCGTGATAATCGTAATTTTCAATCACTTTGTCGTAGAACTCGTCCAAAAGCTCATCATTTTTAAGCTTACTTGCTCTGATCCGCATAAGAAATTCCTGTGTTCCGCCCTCTTTTTCCTGTGCTAATGGGAATTCAAGGTTCATAAGATTTTTTCCAAGTCTGCCAGACATGGTTTTCTTGAAAATGTCAAAATACTTAAACATTTCTTCCTCTGGAAGAGACAGGAATGCTTCTTTAATTTTAGTTTTCTTGTTCTTTTCTGCATCCACATAACAACCGCAAATGCGTGTGATTGCACAATTTGCCGGTGTAAACTGCTTCTTAATTTCTGCGATTTCTTTCTTATTCATTCTTTTCCATCCTTTCTGCTTCTCTCGCTTGTTTTTTCTCAATCCATCCATTGATTTTCTCATCAGAAATCATGTACATTTGCTTTAACATTTCGATGCAGATCAACACATCTGCAATTTCTTCTATCATGTTATCACGGTTGATTTTTCCACGCTTTGCTTTACTGATTGCCTGGATAAGCTCGGCGCATTCTTCCATACAGACTGTGCTTTGATTATTTTTGCCGTATTGCTGAATACTATCTGCGATAACGCCTTTATCAATCTTTATCCCTGTGATTAATCCGGTAAGAGCCTTTGCGCCAGAATCACACGCCCATGCTTCTTTTAAAAATTTTTCGCCCCATGTCCCAGTATTTTCGGCTCCGTCAATGAACTGCAAATGCTGGTCTCTCATATCGGATAATATTTCTTTGGCTTCTTTAACGTCCATTCTTCATCTCCTCCAACTTCTTCTCTATCGGATTAATAATCTCTTCCAATACCTGTTGCTCATAATTTTCTTTCCAGAATTTTTCTCTTTTCCAAAATTGGATTTTCATAATCTCATTTATTAAATTAATACACGCTATTGCTTCTAACATTCCCCAACATCCATCACAGGCTCTTTCATTGCACCAGTTTATAAATTCTTTAAATTTCATTTTTGAGTTCCTCCAACTTATTTTCAGCTTCTTCACGGGTGAGGAATACTGTTTTACCGATTTTATCTATATCCGACAACTCAAATACGCACTTGTCGATTACACATGGCGTCTTATTTGGAATGCCTAAGATGTAATATACTTCTGTTCCAACCTTACACGGTAATCTCACAAGCAAGCCCTGTTCTTCTAAGTCTTTATATTTCTTCAACTCTTTCTGCATTATCGATAATTTAGTAAGCTCTAATCCAGTAAATGTACCGTTTTCTTTGAGTTCCTTTAATTCCTTTAAAGTGCCAATATCTTTATAAGACTTTAATTCTTCAAGCCATTCCGCAAACTGTTCATGTTCTTCTGCATCTTTAATACAATCAGCTTCGAATCGTTTATTAATTTCTTCATTTCCCAGTGATACCTTAGTAAATTTACCATTCCATCTTTTTCTTTGCGCCATCATCTTTTCATGATTAATTGCTTCTTCGAGTGTTAATCTCTCCATCTACTTCACCTCCTAAAAAGACATATCTTCTAAATGCTCATAAATTTTATGTGGAATAAAACAAATTGCCATAAGTACAGATCTTAATATTGCTATCGGAATCTCTGCCAGCATACACAATATGCACCAAATACATGCCAACTTATTTCTTCTCCACCATTCCGCTGGTTTTCTTGAAACATTTCCGTCCGTATCTCTTAATGCTTCAAAGGCAATTTTACTAATTTTTATCATCTATTTCACCTCTTCCATCTGGCTTTCTACAGTATCTGCAAGTAACTTCAAGGACTTAATAAATGAGTCCGTCAATTCTGTTCTGTCTGGGTATTCAGCAAATGTTCTGACAAGTTTTGCTGCATCCTTGATTTTTTCTTCATCTTCAACGATTTCAGATGCTTCACACAATGTTTTTTCATTGTCTCTGTAAGTAACAACCTTGCTACTATAAAAATTCAATAAGTTTGGAAATGGAATTTCGATATGGTTTAAATGGTTTTCTCTCGCCCATTTGAATCCCTGAAACCTTGCTATTTTCAGAACACTCAAATATTCTTCCCGCGTTCTTACAAATACGTTTTTTCCTGTTAAATCAATCATCATAATTTCCCCCCTGTAATCTCATCAATACACTGATTCCATCCCTCTGCAAAGCCGGTATCAGACGCAAGCCGGATTCTTTCAATTGCTTTTTGTTCTAAATCCATAATATTTACACTCCAAATCTTCTAACCAATTCTTTATTCAAATCTGGGATTCTTACATCTGTTTCAGATTCCAATTCCTCAATCATGCTCATAAAGCTTCTTTCGCCACGGTTCGCTTGTCCCACAAACTCATTTGCACAATTGATTACGTCTAAAAGCCTTTTGGTTGAAAATCCATGCAGTTTTCTTAATGCCAACATCATAGTTACGAAATTGATCGTATTCGCCCAGTCATCACCAGTATTGAATCCATCGTTATAGGCTTGATCTTGCATGATTTCCAACTCTTTACGTGAGTTCTGCATGGCTCTGGCGAATGCCTGTGACATTTGGTTATCGCATTCCAACACCCTATTTTTCTTTGGTGCTTTCATCTTTAATTTGCTTCCCATATTTTTTCCTTTCGTATCTGTATTCCGTCAAACGGTATGCTCTTGATACTCCCGGATGTTCTGTGGCAATCAGAGAATCCATCTCCAATTGCCGCATATGTCTCTGGACGGTACACTTTGTGAGGTCTGTTCCATCCATGATTTCTTCATAAGAAGGCATATATCCGTGTTTCTCAAAATACTTGACAAGAAATCTGTAAATATCATTTCTGGCAGATTGTCCCTCATTATATTTTCTCTGACGGTAATTCATAGGCAAAACGGCTCTTCTGCCGCAGTATTACTTTTTTCTGCACGTATTTTATTTAATCTTTCCGCAGCTTTCTTCTTTGTTTCATCGGAATATTTTCTCGGTGGATTGATTTTAATGTAGGAATACGGCAAGTGAGCGAAAATAGATCCATCATTATTTCTGGCAAGAATTTTTACATCGTCTGGAAATTCCTTTTCTAATTCCTCACATCTGTTCTTCCAGGTACTCCCATTCTTAGCAGTAAGTCCTACATAATCTCTTCCGGGAATCCACTCAATTACACATTCGTTTGTGTTTTCTGACACAAAACTCACCTCTATTCATTTTTTTATTTTTTATCTTTGGAATTTAGCCAGTAGAACTACTGGTGTGTTAGAATCAGTGATAATTTTCTTCGTTGAGTAAGTCGTTGAATTTTTCCAACGCCTTAATAGATACTTTGTTATTTGCTTTTTCTGGTCTGATTGATACATTTAAGTGAATATCAATGATGTGTTTTAATTCTCGCGCAAGGGTTATTTTGCCTTGTTGAATTCCCTGTCTGTATGTCTTGGGCGGTTTATATTGCCCTGTTACTTGCTTTCCAGCTGACTGGCCACCAGCTGTAACGTTGTACATCTGGAAGCCTTTATCTGCAAAAGCCTTGATTGTTTCAATTTCTTTCTGGTCAAGTTCATCCTTTCTACATGTTCTATATGAAAGTTTCCAACCAGTAGGATTACTTTCACTGTAAAACTTATGCTTTTTAAGGCTTAATGCTATGTGATCGTATTCCCCTAAATGGCTCGCACATCTCTCGCAAAGGTTGACTGCCTGTCCACAATACGCTCGGTTTATTCCGGCTTCGTCAGTTCGGTAAAACACGTATATACCACTAGAATATGGAATGCTTGGACATATCCTTTTTATTCGATTCTCTCGTTCTCGCTTCATAGCGAAAACTCTACTATAATCCACCAGGCATCACTCCTTTCCAATCTGGTCAATGAGTTTCTTACATTCATCTTTAACATAGGCAAGTGAACGAATTTTGCAATCTGGATCTTTATTTAATTCTCGCCAGCAATCTCCCATTATTTTAAGCTTTTTTTTGAAGCCTGGTTCTTCCCCGAAATACTGTTCTGCTGTCTCAATATCATAACCATCGAAACAATGAGCGCAGTCAAAACCAATCCACCATGTATTTTTATCATCACAACCATGCAGATATGGTTCTGAATAAGTAACTCCACCATGGCAGTCAAGATAACCTAAATCATAAACGCTTTTCTTTGCCAGCTTATGGCTGTTAGGTATTCCAACGTATCCGCATCTGTATGCTCTCGGCATGAACAGAACTACACACGGATAGCCTTTATACTCGAATTTGGTTTCTAAAACTGGTTTCATTATTTTCTCTCCTTTCTATCCAAATGCAACCTGTCCATTATTCTGCATATAAATCATCGGTGAAGCCTTACGTTCTCCGATTTTCAAATATGAACAATTTGCTTTTACTAGCGCTTCTGCTACAACCGGCACGACACTATTTCCAATTCTTGCTACCTGTTTTGCAATAGGGTAATTTCTCCACTTGTAGTCTCGGTCAATGATGTAATCTTTTGGAAACCCCTGCATCACCTTTAGTTCTTCTGGCTTTAACATTCTGAGAAAAATATCTGATATGATGTATTTCTCTCCATGAATATCAACCAGAACATTTACCAGCCCGAACCTGTCTTTTGTGGTAATGGTTCCAAGCGGCTCATTCAATACCTGTCCACATCCTGTCCCATAATATTTAACCAGAAAAGCGGATATCACGCCAAAATGACCGGGTGAAGTAGTAATCGTATGCAGTGGCTCGTCACATCCTTGACCGATTCCAGTCTTGTAATATTTCGTGATAAAAGCTGTCACAAGTCCATATCTGTTTGACGTATCAATGGTCTTAATCGGCTCTGTCAGTAATTGTCCTCTGGAATCACCTTCTCTAGTTTCTCCATGATACTGAATGATAAACGCCAGTGCATCTTTATTCTTTACAATGTATGGTTCTGTATTATCAACGATATATTTCTTAATTCCATTTGCAATGCGTTTCTGTGTTGCTTCTGCCAGTGGCTTTGAACGGTCAAATATACTTTTGCCTAAATCTGACCAGTCAATGTAATCTCCGCACTGTTCATATGGTTTCAGACCGTCTGTTCCAAAACGATTATGTGTAGGCTTTGGCCATATTATCTGCTTTCCATCCCTACGAAATACCGCATACCAACGTTTTCTTGTAGTCGGCGCTCCATAATCCGCAGCTACGACTTCTCGGCTATCAAATTCATATCCAATACTTTCCATTGCTGAAATAAATTTTCGGTAATCTTCTCCGGCTCTTTCTTTTATTGGATGTCCTTTGTCATCAAGCGGACCCCATTGCTGAATTTCTTCCACATTTTCCATAATTATTACATCCGGAAGAATTTCTTTGGTGTGTTTATATACCGCCCATGGAAGAATGCGAAGCCCCTGTTTTCTCGGCTGACCGCCTTTTGCTTTTGAATGGCTTGTACAGTCTGGAGAAGCCCACATCAATGCTACGTGCTGATTTCCGACATATTTCTGCAAATCTACTTTGAAAATATCTTCTGTCAGATGTAGCGTTCCGGGATGATTAGTCTTGTGCATTAGAATTGCATCTGGATCATGGTTAATTGCTATGTCTACAGGTCTACCAAGTGCCATTTCAATGCCTACTGATGCGCCGCCGCCCCCGGCAAAGCAATCTATAATTAAATCTTTCATTTCATCTCCTAACTAAACGGAAATTCATCTTCCATACCGCCTAAATCCGGCACATCCATGAAACTAGGTTCTGGCGGCGGTACTGGTCGTGTGTCTGTTTCCTGTGCCTGTGGTGACTGGCTTTTTCTTTCTGCAAATTCATGTTCTGAAACAAGGCAATCATTTGAGTAAACTTTTTCGCCATTTTTGTTCGTATAGTTTCCGGTCTGCCATTCTCCACGCACATTTACTTTCGTGCCTTTTTTAAGATATTTCTCTGCAAATTCTGCATTTTTTCCAAGGCAAACACAAGTGATAAAGTCAGATTTTCTTTCCGTGTTCTTTTTCACTCTTCTCTCGACAGCCAAAATATATCTTGCGATTTTGGTATCATTCGTTCCCATTCGGATATCTGGATCAGCAGTTAATCTTCCAGAAAGAATAACAATATTCACAATTTATCACCTCTCAATCTGAATGTCGCATCTAATAAGTGCGTGTTTGATTTTCTTTGCATTTCCTGTTACGCTTTCTTCTTTCCCAATAACAAAGGAAATATCATCTTCTGTTACGTCAAATCCTTTTGTCTTGATGTGCTCAACAAGGATTTCTTTGATTTCATCTGTGCAAATTCCGATTGTTATTTCCAATGGTGTTACCTCCCTGGTTTGTAAGCTGGTGGCATTGGTTGCCATGCAATGACTGGGTAATACGCAAACCCATACGCTTCTACGCTTCCCCATTCGCTGTCTCCTAAATAAGTAAGACTTGTTGGTAAAATAGCCCCCTTAATTGTAACTGTATATTCTTTCCAATCTCCGGGATTTTCTCCTTTGTCTGGTTCCGGCGGTAACTTTAAATCTGTTGGAATCCACATATCCGCAGAGCTGTAGGAGCAAATCAGTTCTTCAACTTTCTTGATTGCATCATTCCAACCTTTGTCGTACTTACATTCCTGTTCGGAAGGTTCTGGCTTTTTCAGTTTGTCAAGTGTTTTTAAGAAGATTTTCATTGATTAATCCTCCTTAACTTTCTCGACAGTTTCCTTTATTGCTTCTTTCACAGCCTTAGTTTTAATCATCTTATCTGCCAATGCTTTTGCCGCTTCCTGTACGATCAAACTTTCGTTCTTTTCTAGTATCTCGGAAATATGAGAATGAATCATCCTACACAACGGCTCATTGGTTTCTCTGCTACCGTATAATTCTTTTTTATAAATAACTCCTTTGATTTCTTTGGTAATTTTCTCAACTACCCTGTCCTCAACATTTTTACGGATTTCCTTGGCAATTTCTTCCTCGTTAATGCCAATTGTTACTGGTACACTGAATACGCTCATTTTCAGTCCTCCTCTCCCATAGCTACTACATCACATCCAATGAATACCAGTTCTTCATGCTCACTCATACCATAGCCGACAGTTTTTCTTCCAACTTTAAAGCGAACATTTTTTGAATTAACTGTAACTCCCTCATTTTTCTCCATGTAGTCAGAAACAATCATTGTCAGAAATTCTTCGTTTAAGAAAAATTCTTTCTTGACTATCGGATGTATTTTCGGCATATATTCAAGCCATGTCTCTACACCTTTGTATTCTTTTCCTTCTGTGTCAGTCCATTCGCCATTTCCAGTATATGCAAGCATGATGATTTTTTTAGAGTTTTCCAACCTCACATAATACATACATGCAGTATCATTAGTAGGTTCTTCTGGAAGTACATCTTTTGCTGAACGCCATACACTAGGTGACGGAATAGTTTTTCCTGTTTTACGGTCTACATGCTCTTGCCCTTTAATTACATAGTTTTTAAATTTTCTTGGCATTATATTTTATCCTCCCCTGCATTAACTGCTGCTATCATATCTTCACACACAGAAAGATTTCTTTTCAATTCTTCGGCATTCTGGTTAAATCTTCTTAAAAATACTTCTTTTGCTTTTTTATAGTTCTTTTCATCCAGAACCACAGCTTTTATGTAGGAATTAACAAAAGTTCCAATATTTTCTTTTCTTATATAAGACGAATAAATTCCTTTTGGGAAAGCGTCTGTTGGTTTGTAGGTTTTCGGATTTTCTATCACGTTACACTCTTCGCATCTGATTCTAAAAGTAACTTTTTCATATTTTCTAGTTTCCACATTAAATTCTTTTTTACTGTCCAAAATGTAAAAATACAGTTTCATTTTATTTTTCCTTTCAATTATTCAGCCGAATTGTTTTCCTTATCATCTTCAATCGCTTTCCCAAGACAAGCCATAACAGATGCATAATCAAGCAGTATTTCCCTTTCTCTGATGTTTCTTCCGTCTTTTTCGTGCCAATCTCCTACAATATAAAGTTCTGCATTTGCGGAAAGAATATCTGTTTTCATATCCCAGTATTTAATATGGATTTCATAAGCTGCGTTTGCAGAAATTGGATTTACATAAATTCCTTTTGTTACTTCTTTCCAATCTTTTAAGTCAATTGATACCATCTATTTCTCCTTTCAAAATGGACATAAGTCCAAATTAACTTCTAACCCGGGTGTTGCGATATGGACGAGTGCATCAGCACCAGACGTTTCTTGTATCTCCCTCAAAATCTGTTCCGGGTCAGCTGCTTCATTACTCAAATGCACCAATGTTACTGTCCGTAATGCTGCCGTATGGTTCGTATTTACTAAGCTTTTGCAAGTATCTAATGAACAATGCCCTTTAAGCCTGTGCGTGTAATTTTCGGCTGTTTTGTCAACCAATTCTCCACAATAGTTGCACTCAATAACCAAGTGGTTCAGTCGCATTGCTTTGAAATTGTATCGGCAAAACTCAAAGTCTGTCATGTACAGTAGTTTTCCCATTTCTTCATGTTCCACGATATACCCGTAATTGAAACATGGAATAAGTTGCCCTGTGTCCTTATCCCTTGTAGTATGCGGCAAATAGAACGGCATTACAGTGAACGTGCCAACCCGGAACGGTCTTTTCTCTGGAACTCCTTTCATCAATTCGCCAGTGATGATTTGCAGATGTTCCACGGTTTCATCATTGGTGTAAATCTGAATGCCTAAATTCATCAGATTTTTAAATGATTCACGGTGATCACCGTGTTCATGCGTTAGAAGCACGCCAGAAACATCACTTGTTCTGTAATCAATAGCTTTCAGAATGTCTTTGTATTTGCATCCGCAGTCAAGAAGAAGCATTTCTCCGCTGTTGGATTTCAAAACATAGCAGTTTCCATGTGTACTCCCTGTATTTACTATTCTCATGAACATTTTTCATCACCTCGCTTTCTGTTTATTTGTAGCTATTTAAAATTGAAGAAGCAGTTTCTCCAATCATATTTTTATCGTCCTGCTGATATGGAGGAGCTCCGCGCCATAATTCTTTCATATCTTTTAAATCTGTAGCCACCATTGCGTCCCTTATTAATTGAAGCTCTTTAAGCGATAATTCCACAGTCACAATGGAATCCCAATTTATTTTCTTTCTTCCTATTTCTTTCATACTTCATCATTCTCCGGGAACTGAAACACAATGTTTGCAGGCTCGAATTTCATATCTGGGCTGTTAACCATGGTTTTAATGATTCCGAAACCTCTTGCAGCCATTTTTATGCATTCTTCGTAATCATCATCGCTCATTTCAATGTTTTGTGCTAAAAACATTCCTGCATACACTTTATGCAAAGCTTTCATAGCTTTTTGGGCTTTTTCATCTGTCGAATAACGAGCCATGACTGTTCCTTTTTCACCTACCATTGGCACATATGCTCTTATGATATTTCCAGTTCTGCTTAATGATGTGATTTCATAAGGAACATCAATTTCCCCATTCTGACTTGCTAATCTCATTCCTACTCACCTCCGAAAAACGTTTCTCTCATATCAACAGGCTTATATTTTTTATGCATTAAAGCTTTGTTCTTTCTGGCTCCCTGTGGGTCATTGCAGACAAATGATTTGCATATCTCCGGTCTAACAGGGTAGATTGAACATTTCTCTTTTGCCTTATCGTCCATCAGAAACGGACAGGTTAAATCCATTAATGAAGCAGTGAAATTATGTCTGCATTCCTTGATATGGTGTTTGCGAATGTACCACTTAATCTGTTTGATTTCCTTGGATGATATCGGTAGAAAATTTGAACAACACGAACCGCATTCTGAACATTTCCCATCTACCGTGAAATCATAAAGTCCGCTGTTCATATTGCTTACAACTTCTTTAATTGTTTCAATTACACTGCTGCTCATATCAGTTTTCCTCATTCACAACAATACCGCCGTGGATAATAACTCTCTTTCCGTCCGAATCATCAAAGTAAACTTCATTCTCTGATTCGGAAACATCAAACTTTCCAGACCAGGACTTAATTTTACCGCCGTTGTAATCGTAAACAGTTACGGTACGGTTCAGACCGCCGTCAATATCACTGGATAGTGATTTTAATGATCTGCTACAGGAAGAACAACCACTAAACATTGTGATTGCTGTAACCCCTGTGATTAATACTGCTATCTTAATACATTTATGCTTCATTTTGGCTCTCCTTTTACATTGTAAGTCGGATTATAATGAGTACCACATATGTAATAACATTTAAAAGAATAATTAAATTGGTTCGATTGTATTCATTTTTTCGAATAAAAGTTACTATCCATCCCAAAAGTGCTATTGAAAGCAAAATAATAAGCACAATTGTGGAAGTTTCCATCCTACATTTCCTCCTGGCTCATAAATGACGGAATTTCTGTTTCCACTGGCTCTGCTGCCGGAACTGGTTCTTTCTCTGCTGTTTTTACAGTTTCGGCTACGGTTGGCTGCTTTGGCTTTTCTTCGATTGCTTCTGGCTGTGGAATGAATTCTTCTACATTGGCATTCTGTTCGATTTCTTCCTGTACTTCCCTGTACGTAGAATCCATCATGTTGTATTCGTAAGCCTGTACTGGATTGTCCCATCTCTTAGGAATAGACTTCATAATGTTGTTTCGCATCTTACGAATAATCATTGATTCTCTGGATTGTGTTTCATAATAAGATGGTGAAATATACGGTCTTAATTCCTCGCAGTCAATGATTGCTTCCAGTTCTCCAATGTCAGCGACCTTTTTCATGATCTCTTTTTTCTTTGCTTCAATTTGAGCTTTCTGCGCATCTGTAGCTTTATATCTGTCCGCACAAATTCCAAACGTTTCATTCTGGAGATTATTCTTGATGTGCGCTGCAAGGTTCTTCAGTACATCTGCTCTTTCACAAGAAAGGTATTCAATATGTCCGTCCTTATACTGAATCGGATATACGATACGGACTACCTTACCTACACCAGATTCTTCCCATTCTGGTGGTGTGATTTCTACACCTTTATGTCTTGGTGGGATATACTTATCACCTTCTCTGACTTTCCAGTACGGGAATACTTTAGCTACATTGACACCATATCTACTTACAAGAGCATCGTTTCCATCGCCCTCAATCGCAAATTCAACCTTCTTTTCCCACTGAGGTTTCTGCCCTTTCGCTGCTACATTTACATTTCTAATCTGGAAATAACATTCTCTCGGCTGTGCATTTGCGTTCAGCTTTAATGCTGCTACTTTACTCAGAATAAATTTAAGATTAGAGCCATTTATTGCTTCAAAACTTACTCCGCTCTCATGCACCATCTGGAAAATAGATCCCATTGCTGCCACTACGCAATCCTTTGAGTAGGAATCAAATTCCATTCCTCTTGAAGTCAAATCTCTTTCCATTAAATCGACATAACGATTTGTGTAATAGGAAAGCTGTGTGTTAAATGTTGCTACTTGTGTGTTTTCTGCCATTTTAATTCTCCTTTTCTTTATTTATATGCTCAGTGGCATATGAAACAGGATGAAATAATTTGTCCTATGTTGAATTGTAATTTCCTGTTCTTTCATTAACTGTTTTATTTTTCCCTGTTGTGCTTTCCGGGCATTCACCCGGATTCATATGCCACCGATTTTTTATTTACTCTACGTGGAATCTTCCATAACCGCTTGTTCTGCCAGACCCGATGCCACATCCAAATCCTGCAAGCTGAATAATATTAACGATCTGCTCAATGGAATAAATATTATCTACATATGCAAGTTCGATTTCTGCTGACCATCCGGTAAATCTGTTTAAATGTACAAGAACAGGTTTTCCTTTCTTTGGTGACATTAGTTTTTCGTCAATGTAATGCTCAGCAAACTTAATCGGTATTAAACCTCCTTTGGCGATAATATTTACTCCAGCTTTGAACTTTGTACTATATGTATCAACCCCATTTCTTACAACAGCATCGCAAAAACATTTCAATAACCCGAATGCTGTAATGCAAGGTGCATTGTTGGTGAGTGCATCAATAAGGCCTTTTTCTGAGAAATCTGTAGGTTTTCCATTGTACCAGTGAATTGATGTAATGATTTCTTCCCATACATTTGCTTTTTCAAGGTTCTTTGCCTTGTCTTTTCTCTGATCAATCAGTTCTCTTGCGGTCACGTCATTCATCTTATTGAGAACTAAGTCTCCGTCTCCGATGATTGTGACTGTTGCGTGCTTAACGTTGATTGCCTGTAACTGAATTCTTTCTTCTTTTTTAGTTTCCATAATTCTTTTCCTCCGATTTTTTAATAGTTTTTATAGTTTCTGTTTGCGCAAACATTCAAGCAGATTAATCCACAATAGTTTAATATAAATATAATGTTGTGTTATGTATTTTCGTATGCTGTACTGTGCTATCCTGTAGTGTATTGCGAAAGTAATCCGCTTAAATCTTTGCGTAAATTTCAGATATGCTTAACTGACAATAGAAAATGTCTTATAGTGTCCTGTATTTTTCTGTAATATGCTGTCCTATATTTTGCTTGCATTGTAGTTCGCTTTCCTATTCTTGGCAGATTCTACTGCCAGTTAAATACATCTGTGTTGAATGCTCGGTAGGTAACATGAAGTGTCCTATAGTGTCCTATGCTGTCATATAGTGAGTTATTCTTTACTTTCCTGTGACATTTTTCATGCCACCTACCCAAAATTCAATTTTCGGAGTGCTGTTTTACAGGCGATATAAAGGTCGTATAATATATATTGTGTTGTCCTATTTTGAGGTGTATTTCGTTATTTTGTTATATTCTTCATTGACGGTTATACCACCTGTAAAACAGCACTCCGTTAAAATGTTGCGTTGTACTTTACTGTTCTGTCTTATCCTGTAGTTTAATATGTTATTTTTTAGTATAGTAAGTGTTCGCAACACTTGTCACTCTGCATAAGTGAAATATTTTGTCCTGTTCTGTCCTGTCTTGTCTTGTCCTGTCATGTATTGTAGTAAACTTTCTGCTTATGCAGACTGATAAATGCTGTGGTTTCCTACGCTCATAAACCTGTAAAATAGGTAATTATAGTGCTTTATTGTCCTGTCCTATACTGTTGTTCTGTGTATTATCTTGTGCTATTCTATAGTTTCTGCCTGTTTTACAGGCATATCAACGTAGGAATTTCGCCGCTACTGCACTCATGTCCCTACAAGAATAAAGTGTAATATGTGTTGTGCTGTTCTGTTTTGTATTGTATTGTGTTGTTCTGTCGTATTATCCTACTCCTGTAGGCATATCAGCACAGTAACGGCTTCGATATTTAATTACTGATTACATTTCTTTATGGTAATCGGCATTGTTGGGTGATTAATTTCCCCATCCTCAAAAACTTTTACGATTTTAACTTTATTGGGATCTCCTGCATTTAAGTAAACCATGTCCCCTACTTTTGGTTCAAAATCCGCTTTGAACACATATCCTCTTTTTCCTCCGGCATTTTCAATTTCTACATATTTAATCATTCTATTTTCCTCCTAATATTTAATTAATCAGTTCCCAAACTTCTTCGTATTCAGAAATATTCTGGTATTTCTGCTTCACTGACAGAAGTTCGTTTCGGCAACGCTCTAAAAGTGCTTCGTATTCATCTGGCTGTTTCAAAATAAGCTGTGTTGGCTTGTATCCGCTTTTACCATCTGTCTTGTAAAACACTCGAATTGCTGTCGGCTTTGGCTTGTTATCAATATCCTGTTCCACGATTTTTAATTGACAAACAATCTGTCTGGCTTCGTGGATTCTGTATTTTTCAGCTGCTATGGAATCATCCCATGTAAAGCACTTATGTAATTCTGTGCTTTCGTCCCTTGCTTTCTCAAGAATCTGTTGTGGTGTAGCTGATTCCATCTGATCGCAAATTTCCATGATTTCAGACGCACATTTTGTAGCATCTGCCTTGAAAAAATGTTTTCCCCATGTTGCTGTTAACATTTTCCCCTCCTGTTTTTCAGATTACTTTCAAATCCCCATCTGTCACTCTTAGCACAATCATCTGCCTGTCTAATACAGGAATTCTGCTTTTGTCAATGCTCTCCGAATCATCAATCCAAATCGGAAGATTCAGACCGTTCATTTCCTGTAATCCATTCAGTAAATCAACCTCGCAAAGAATTTTGTCGGAATGATTTAATCCGCTATTGTAGTCGATTCCATTACAGATCATCTTGCAAGTTTCCACTGGATTTCCCTCAATCGTGTAATCAAGGAAACTGAACTGGAAATGATGGAAAAATGGATTGATTTTCTCAGCCAGTGCCTTATTTTTCTGAATTGAGAAGTTAAGAACGGTATCAATGTTCTTTTCAATATCAGCTTGTACCTGTCCAAGGCTTTTCAGTTCCTCGTTCAGTTCGGCTACTCGCTTTTCTTTCTCCGTGACTGCTGCCTGTGCAATCTTAATGTCTGCATCCACATTGGAAATCTGTTTCATAACATTGCTGATCTGCATTCTTAATTCCTGTTTCTTTCCAGGAACATCATCAAATGATTTCAGTTTCTCTTCAAGTTCTGCAATTCTCGCTGTAACCGCAAGATATTCTTCGTCATTTGACATATCTACAGATTCTGGAAGCTCCGTAAATTTGGACTGTTCTTCCTCAATCTGCTTAGTAAGTTCAGCAACTTCTTCCTGTGCCACATTGATTTTTGACTGTAATTTGTTGATTTCATCGTTAGTTTTCTTTAATTTTGCAGCGGAAGTATTTCCAAGGTCGCAGACATATTTAAGATTGTTCTGCTTCTCCGATTCAAAGGATTCTTTTACTTTCAACTGTGCTTCAATTCTGGCTTTCTTCTTTTCTTCAAAGGAAGCTCTCAATTCGGAAATCTGTTCTTCTGGAAGTTCCTGCCCGCAGGTCGGGCAAATAGTATCAGAATCATTGAATGTTTCGGCTTCAATAGCTTTCAGTCCAGAATCATCCCACTCCATTTCCTTGATTCTCGGATAGTCCTGTCTGGCTCTATCCAAGTCAGCTTTTTCCTGTTTTGCTTCCCTTATGTGGTTGTCTAGTTCCATTCCAATAATACGAATGCTTGATTCCTTTTCTGAATTTTTTAACCTAAGTTTGGAAACTGTATCAGAAATGAATTTTTGTCTCGCTCTTAACCATTCATTCGCCTTGCTAACAAGTCCATCCTTGGAAGATTTCAAACCACGTATTTCATATGTAAGGCCATCATAACCTTTTGCTGAATCTTCAAGAATCTGTTCCTGTTCTTCCAGTTTGGAAAGCTCCGCATTAAGCTCCTGTTTTTTGGATTCTAGGGAAGAAGTATCTTCTTCTTCAACGCTTCGATTGGTTTCATATGCAATCTCCGTGTTTTTGGCATCTACCTTTTTCTTCTGTGCATTCAGTTCCTTTCGGAGCTTCTTCAAGGTATCCTCTACGGAATGCCCCTTTGTGATTTCTTCCACATGAGCGTACTGTGGATTCTCTTCCATAAACTGAGCAATATCGAAACCAGACATTTTTTCCAGTACCTTCCTGGATTCTGCGGTTGACTTCTGTAATGTGTCCAGAAATGGTTTTGGATTACTGCACATCAGAAGCGTTGAAGGTTCTGCTATTGACTGGATGAACTCGGTGTAATCCTTTGATTTAGCCGGGAATCCGTCAATTTCATAAGAAGTTTCATTTCCATCGAATACCTCTTCGGACTGTCCTCTTGGTTTTCTCCACTTCTGCTTTGTGATTTTGCGGATCACTTTTTCTTTCCCATCAATCGCAAGTGTAAGCTCTCTTACAACATCAACCTTTGGCACTTCCACGCCATTTTCTTTTCTGCGAATAGAAGTAGGTTCTGTGCCATTTGCCATCTTTCCTGTCAGAACGTCCAAATATGCGTCCTGCAATGTGGATTTTCCTTCTCTGTTTCTGCCAGAAATCTCTGTTCTTGGAAACAAATCTACAGACTTACTTGAAAACTTCTTGTAATTCTCCAAGTAAATTTTTTTTACTTCCACTTTCATGCTCGATTATCCTCCCTATTGATACCTCATATGCAGTTCTAAGCTCTACTTCATCACCAGATAATTTTTTATGATAAATCCGGCTCTGGATTCTTCCGATTATTTTTACGAAATCTCCAACCTTGAAATCAGCAGCTTCTCTGGCTTCATTCCACCATGCGATACATGGGATATAATCTGTTCTTTGCAAGTCATATTCGTTGCAGGCAATCATCAAATCACAGATTTCTTTTCCTATTGGTGTTTTGCGGTAAATAGGCGATTTGCAAAGATAACCTTCCAGAATGATTTTGTTTTCATCTTCTACGCTTCCATCTCCATCCAATAATGTTTCTGCTTTAACTTCCAATATTAAATGTGATTTTCCATTTTCCTTTTTATTGTATGAAGTGTATTTTCCCTCAATATAGATGTGTTCTCCAATTTTCCAGTTTTCTGCCATTCTTTCTGGTATTGCTACTGGAAGCAAATCTACGTTCCCACTGGTACGCTTTGCGCCAATATAAAATCTTACGAATTTTTCTCCGTTCTTGAAAAACGTTCCTGGCTGAATATCCATTATCGCACCGTATAATTGAACTTCATTCTTGTTATTCTTCATCCTACAATTTCTCCATTTCTTTTACGGAAATCTCATATACACTTTCCGTTTCTTCCCCATTAACATAAACATCACGGCTCATTAACCTTCCGTTTACTTTAATGTAATCATTTCTTTTAACCTCTACTGCCAGATCAGCACCTTTTCCCCATAAAGTACAGCGAATAAAATCGGCTTTTTCCGAATAATCCCTTGGAATTGCCACGAAAAGATTTGAAACTTTCCTGTGCGTTACTGGTGTAAGCTTTGCATATGGCTCTTTCGTGCAACTTCTGGCAATAAACTCTACTTCGTTTATATCACCATCCGGAACCTGTTCATCTAGGATTTCCACTTCATCAGCTGCGATATAATTAACATTGTGGTGCTTATTTGGATTTTTAGAAGTGTCCATGCTTCTGATTGCTCCTGTTACCACAACTTCTTTTCCGTTATAATCATTATCACGTACAATGGGATCTTCTATAACGATTGGGAACATATCTACTGCACCACTTTTACGAATAACTGTCAGCATGAATTTGTAATAATATCTTCCGTAATGTTCGTGGCTGAACACTATTTCCCCGGCTCTACCTGATAATCTTACTTTATTTAATCTTTTCATTTACTTTTCCTCCGTTCCTAATATAATAGGAAGAAACACCATTGAGAATAAGACTGTTGATACAAAGAACACCCCGATAGCATCAAATGATGTAAACATCCATGTGATTGAGAAGATTACTGTAAACATCCCTATTCCTACAAATATTTCTCCTATTGTCTTTACCACCTCTTTCATTTTGTCCTCACTTTCTTCTGGATATGGTTACTGCAAGTGCAGTTGCCAGAATAGCGATAATTACATTTCTTGCCATCAGCTTTTCTTCCAGATCGGCAATGATTTCACTGGAAAGTGGCTGATTTTCGCCATTTTTTTGCATAAAAAGTCCTCCTGTTATATTTTTGTTTGTCAAATACAGGAGGTTGTGTTATAATAATCCTGTATTTAACTAACTCGTTCTTAGTTAGATACCGTCCTGGTTGGTGTGTCAGCACCTTCCAGGACAACTTAACCTACTTCTACGAATTTCCCATCTTTCAGCGTATAGAAAGTATCTTCCTTGATATTTTTCCCATCTACTTTTGCGGACTTAACGTCTACAATATGATATTCATTATCAATTTCTTTCCACTCTGCTAAAACAATAAAACATCCAATTTTTCCTTTAGCTTTTGAATCAATTCCTGTAGCTAATGCAATACTTTCTTTTCCTTCTACAATTGCCGCTGACCGATATCCGGTATTGGTTGCCGCCGACCGATCTCCGGTATTGGTTGCCGCTGACTGATCTCCGGTATTGGTTGCCGCCGACCGATCTCCGGTATTGGTTGCCGCTGACCGATCTCCGGTATTGGTTGCCGCTGACTGATATCCGGTATTGGTTGCCGCTGACTGATATCCGGTATTGGTTGCCGCTGACTGATATCCGGTATTGGTTGCCTTATCGTCTTCCCAATTAACTTGCTCTTTGATGTATTCAACGCCAGCTTTGATAATTCCAGCAATTCCAATTTCTGCTTTCACGGAAATTTTCTTCCCAACTCTCTTGCTATCATCAGATGATTTCTGATTATTCGCTTCAAGCTCAACTTCACAATATCTGGAATCTGAAGGAGGATAATAATTAAATACATCCATCGGGAATTCGCAAGCATGGAATCCACAATTACAAATGTCTGCTTTTTCTTCTGTGTATTCTTTTCCAATTTCATACTGGAAATCTCTACACTTTAAATCTTTGTCAAAGCCTTTAAAACATTTCATTTTTCCTTTTCCTCCTTCGATTCTTCTACATCAAGCCCAAGCATTCTAAATGCCATGTCCTTTGTGAAATCATAATCTTTCACGCTATTCGCCCAAGCTTCAAATGCCTTTAATCTTCCAACCAGAAGTGCATATTCTTCATTGGCGTTCTCTGGAATATAATCTGTGCTCTTAGTTTCTCCCATGATTAGTCCTCCTTATCTTTTGCTCCAAATTTTTTAAGCATTTCTTTCAGATGCGAAATAAACGGAATAATTGCATCTATCTGTTTGGAAGTTTCCTTGATTTCTTTATCAAGTTCTTCCTCGTTCATAAGGCCATACTCAAATGAATGTCTAAGCTGCTCTTTTATTTCTTTCTCTTCTCCACCATTTTTTGCGAACATCTTTTTAATTTCATGGGTGATAACTGCATACTCTGAAAGAATATCAATCCCTTTACCAGAAATATTAACTAATCCGTTTTCAAATTTAATCATTGTTTTTCCTCCCTATTTTCTTTTATTCTCTCCATCTGAATGGTATAATGTGTTCAGAAAGGAGGTATGTTAAAATGTTTCTCAAATTAAAAGTTTCCTGTACTTGTCATTGCGATTACTATATAAGTGAAAGAATAAGTACAGACAAGGTTGTGTGCCCGAATTGCGGAAAGGAACATCCTTATTCTCATAAAATAATTTCAATGCTTCATGCCGCAAATGAGATTGATGATGGCAATGTTCCCGGAGCAGAAACAATAAAAACTTCCGTTATTTCTGAATGGGAAGATGTGACTGAGCGTCAATAACAATCTTCATGTACTCTAAAAAGCCTTTCGCTTCAGTGGCGGACAGACCGCATTCGGCAATTTCGTTTTTTACTTTTTCTACAAGGTCGCTTGCCTTCTGTCCGTTTTTGTGGCGATATAACTGATATATTTTGGAATCATAATCGGATAACCTTTCAGCAACGTAATCATCTGCTAACATTCTTTGTTCACCTCCCCTATTCAATAATTGTAAGATCTTCATCCACCGCAAATGGTTCAGTAACAAATATTCCATCTTCTTTAAAGAGAAGATCAATTTCAACATGTTGCTTATTTGCACACTTCACAACAACTACATTCTCATTTTCTTCTTTGGTATGTGTGAACAAAATATCTGCAATTTCAAAACCTACAAGAGAATGAAAAATTTCTGGATTATCTCCATAAAATTCGTAGCTTTTAATATCTTTCACTGTTTTACCCTCATTTTCTTTCTGAATTAATATCATAATTGCAATCGCGAATCTGCATTTTTGTATTTGTACACGGTTGCCATCCCTTGATGTACTTCACAGCTTCCTCATATCTTAATTTTGGAATGTTGTTTCTTGCGTTTACACCGAAATAAGATTTCACATCTCGATTACATTCTGCGAATACTTTCTTTCCGATTTCTGAATAGGCATTAGATTTCTTTCCGCCCAACGCTTCAATAACCACTAGCGAAACCAGATCCCCAAGATATTTTTGCTGACCGTAGTCAATTGTCATTGTATTTTCAAGTTTTTCGATTCTTTCCTCATGATCTGCTGTGCCCTGGGCAAGAATCTGAATTTGTTCGGCAACCGTCAATGGTTTTCTGTAGGAACCTGTCTTTCGAATTTCTGGGAGAACTTTACTTGTCACCCAGTCTGTAAACCTTTCGGCAGATTCTTTTCTGCTCTGGAAAATCAATTTATACATATTGGGTTCATTTACAAAGTTAGCATTCTGCTTTCTCCCGATACCATCAATGACCTCATTTGTAATGACCCCATCTGCATTTAACCTTGTCTTTGCCTGGCTCGGATTTGAAATTTCTAATGCTTTCAATCATGCAAAACCAAGGTTCATTATCAATAGTTATTGTCCGAATATCTCCGAACTCTGGCGAATTAAAAATCTGTAATTCGTTCATTAGTCTCCTTTCTGTGATATAATCTCCTTTAGGAAGGTGTAATCTCTTTTACATAGAGCACATCTACTGGGTTAAATTTCAAACAATATTGCTTTCCAGCGTCATCCCATTCCAAACGTATCAGTTTATCTCTAATGTCTGGTTTCACAATATCATCCGGGAACACACACGGAATTTCGATTGTTTCCCCATTTTTAAATTTGATAATTGTCATCTTCTCCTTATAATCTCTCCTTTCTTGTGTTATACTCACTATAAGAGTGGAGGTGATGATTATTGGTATTTAATGGTTTCTGCGATAAGCAGAACAAAAATTATTCCATTGAAGCTTCTCTCATTAATACTGGATCATTGGATGATTTGACGCCTAATTACACAATAGGTCGAATTAAGTGTAATTATGCAAGCAAAACTGGATGTTGTTCAAATCCGAAACAATGTTCCATTTTAAAAGCTTCAAAATAATTCTGTTTGGCTCTCTGAGATATGGGAGCCTATTCTGTTTGAAATTTCAGCATCCTTGGTGAATCTTTAAACTTGATTCCCTCAATTTCCCCGATACCTTTCTGGTTCACCTGCAACATCTGCAAGTCCGTGGATAAATTTAAAGCATTCAGATCAATGGAAAGAATAGGTTCTGAATCTCCAACTCCCTGTTTCAGCTCAAAGCTTCTTACCCCTTCGAGTTTGTGACCGTCCACAAGGATTTCTGTAAATATTCCACATTCGCCATCTACTTGACGAATTTCAATTTTTGATTTTTTCATGCAATTCCTTTCTTAATAAATTTTCAATTCAATTTAATTGAATCTATTGGGCACAAAAATAAAGTCCATAGGAATACCAGAAAGTTCACTCATTTTTCTAAGTTGTGATAATGTTGGCTCTGTCTTTCCTTTTTCCCAGTTAACAACTGTACTATTGGAAATACCGAACATTTCAGCCCATTCTTTCTGGTTATATCCAGCGTTCACACGAACTGCTTCTAATGAAATCTTTGGCATTTGCTCATCTCCTTTCTTAACTGATGGTCTTATTGTAATTCATTTTAATTGAATTGTCAACACTAAAATTCAATTATTTTGAATTTATGCTTGAATTTTTTATTAGTATGATGTACAATACAATATGTAAGGAGGAGGAACACCATGATGACAGATGAAGAACAGAAAAAAATCTTTTCAAACAATCTCAACAAGTATATTTCATTAAGTGGCAAACAGCAAAAAGAAGTTGCCGAAGCAGTAGGAACTAACCCTTCCACATTTAATATGTGGTGCAAAGGCAATTCAATGCCTGGAACTGGAAAAATCAGAGCGTTAGCAGATTATTTCCGAATTGGAATGTCTGACTTAACGGATTTGAAAGAGGAAAAGGAAATTGATGCAGAATATTCAGATGTATCAATGAAAATCGGGCTAACAGATCCACGATTCATGAAAATTATTCTTGAATACGATAAACTGTCGCCCGATAAAAAAGATTTGTTGTGTGATTTCTTTGAAAAGTTTATTTTCTAGGTTCTGAGGGTGGGAATTATCTTCCCGCCCTTTCTTCTTTGTATCCTCTTTTAACAAACCAATAGATAAGATTTAATATCTTTTCACTATGTATCTCTTGTATCATCTCAATAATTTCTTTCTTGTAATCCACGTAAATCCCTCCCAATATTCCAAACTTCTGTTCTTATTTACTAAATTATATCATGTTTTCATAACCATATAATGGGACGGAATCATCTCCACTCAAGTCCTTTCTGGCAAGTTGCTTTTCCTCGATATTATTGCAAATTATGTTTTTTTCAGTATAGATATTGTGATTTTGGTACTTTTCATTCGTTATATATGTAGATAGAAATAAAGGGGCTGGATTCTTGTCAGTGAGGGATTTATAGCGCTCATGGACAACCTGTTTTACCTCTGTTTTTGCAATTGCGATAGTTTTACCCCTCCCAAAGATAATACTACGCTCCGGGCGGAAGTAAACGTATTGAATCAAGAACGCCTGCACGAATATCAGTATAAACACAATTATGATTTTTTTATGTTTCTCCATGAATCCATCCCCTTTACACTATCATCTTAATGTATTACAATAACATTGTATCAAAAAATATACAATCACACAGGAAATGGCGAAATTAGCACCTCTGGTGGCGAATTTTACGTGAAAAGAGATGATTTGAATGAGAATTGCAATATGTGATGATAGCGAAATCCAGATTGATATATTTATGCATCGGATTAATAATTTTCTCAAACGAAATGGTGATATAAAAGCATTGATTACTCCGTATGATAAAGGGCAGCCGCTTATTGATGATGTGGCAGATGGCGAGTGGTATGATATTGTGGTTTTGGATATCGTTTTGAAAGAAGAAAATGGAATTGAAGTCGCAAAGGAATTGAGATTAAATGGCTATAATGGAAATATTATTTTCTGGACAGCCCACAAAGAGTATGTTTTTGAAGCTCTTGATATACTCCCGGTACACTATATCATAAAAGGTTCTGAAAACGGCAGAATGTATAGTGCTTTCAATCATGCTCTGGAACATATCAGCAAAAGCACTCTTATGATAAAAGGAAAAGACTTTATTCATCGGGTGGAGTTTCAAAATATCGAATATATTGAGAGCCGAAACAAATACATCATTATCCACTGCACTTGCGGTATAGTTTATACGGAACGATGTAAACTATCCGATATTGAAGAATTACTGGATTCCAGATTCTTGAGGTGTCACCAGAGCTACATAATAAACATGGACGAGGTAAAAGAAATAAACACTTCGTTCCTTATGTTTTCTGGAAATACTGTGCCTATCAGAAGAAAAGACTTTGCAAAAATAAGAAACGAATTTGAAGAATATACGACATTTAAGTAACTCCCGGGGAAAGCCCCGGGAGTATTATTATTTCAGTAATTCATTGACTTTTTTCTGCACTTCTGCGTAGTTGTAGCCGGCAGCTTCCAGGCGGTCTCGTCTATCTTGTCCGTTCCCCCACTCGCCGTTAATTACCTCTTTTGCTACCTTGGCTACACTTTTCTTTGCAGTCACGGAATACACAGCTTTTCCATTCCAATCAAAAACAGAATAACCGGCTTTGCAAGCTTTCTTTGCATTTTTGAGTGACTTGTACGCCCCGATCTGGCTCTTGGAATCCTTCCAGATCTTGCGGACACGGTAATACTTGTCAATCTTTACTGTCGGCTTTGTGGTTGGAACTGTCACGGTTTCACTGGAAATAAGCTTCTTAAATCTATTCCAGTCACCCTTTCCACGGATAACGGAAGGACAATTCTTAGCGCAAACATCGTAGTGCTGCACTACTCGGCTTGCTGGGATTCCGTATTTCTTCATAAGCTGCTTACATACATCAACGGTATTTTGGAATGCCTTTTCGTAGTTGTAACCAGCATTCATGCACATTTCAATTCCAATAGAGTTGTGATTGTTTACAGTTCCAAAAAGCTTGCCGCCATAATTTACTCCAACATGCCATGCTCCACGATTGTACGGCAAGGCTTGATATGCTGACTTATCGTCAACGAATACGTGGGCTGAATAGCCATGAAAATTTCCATTATGCTGTGCGGTGGCGTGTGCCTTGGCATCTGCTGTCTTGGCGATATTATCTGTATTGTGGATGACAATATACCGAGGCGTTTGTCCTGCGTAGCTGTTGTTGTTGCTGATTAATGAGGTATTAATATTCATGTGTGTTCTCCTTTCATATATGTGCATTATTAATTAACTTCATTTCAACATCTGAATTTCAGGCGCTCAAATGAAAATAATTAGTCGAATAAACACGAATTTTAAATTCTACAGTTCCTTATCTCAAATTGGATTAACAGCATCTGCAACATGGGATCAGATACTTACTAAATTAGCTGATGGTACTGGAATAAAATTTGCTGCATGGAAATCAGACTATCCTAATTTATCAAATCCATGCACAAGTAATAGGCAATCAATAACTGTTTGCAGATTATATTCAGGTTATTCTACTATAGAAGTGTGGGATATTGATAATAACGTTCGCCACTTTACAGCGCATAATGGAGATAACTATAGACCTTGGAATATTGCATAAAAGGAATTTATATATTGTAAAATGGTATGCTAAAAAATGATACTAACTTTCCATCCAAAAGGAATTGATTGTAAGTTTTTCTGATGACGAGATATTACGTTCAGTAAATATAATCGCACTTGCGCCAGACATACTAATGCCTTTAACAAGTACATTACATGAACTCCAATTGGCATTTGATACAGATATACATTTCATATTATCTTGTGGTGGTGCAATATAATAATAACTAATACCAGTACCTTTAATAGTATATTGTTTTTGGATTATCTTCGTGTTTTGCTGATTTCTAACACCCAAAACTTTCTCCTAATGATTCTATCAGCGGGCATAGCTTTAACTCCGGAGTTCTCCCCGGAGTGGTTTTCTCTATCTCTTTATGCTGAATATTTATTGTATGACGCTCTCACATTACTCTGACTGATGTAACAATATACTTGGGTAGTCTTCAAATCAGCATGTCCCAGAACTGCTGCCACATCTTGTATATTCGCTCCCCGATCAAGAAGGTTGGTCGCTAAAGTCCTCCTGTATCTATGAGGATGTACATTTGTAACATTAGCACTTTCCCCAAGCTTCTTTAGTGTTCTTTCAATTCCTGCTTTCGACAATCTCTTATAGGGTGTCCTTACACTAGCAAACAGGCATGGTTCCGTATCTGTCCGTGTATTCAGATAATCCTGCAGATGCATTAATGCTACTGGTGTAAGGTAAATCGTCCTCTCTTTATTTCCTTTTCCCAGGACTACTGCATCCTGTGTCTGAAAATTTATATCGTTTCGGTTGAGCCTTACCACTTCTGATACCCTGCAGCCAGAAGCATAAAGGAATTCTATCAGCGCCAGATCCCGAAGTGTTGTACAGGCCCGTTTTAGTCGCTCCATTTCTGGTGCGGTATAGGGCTTTTTCACTACCTTCGTATACTTAATCTGGGACAGTGCTGCACATGGGTTTCTTCCGATCATGCCCTCGGCAGAGAGCCAGGAAAAGAAACTGCTGAAACATCGGCGGATTCCGTCCAAGGTACGATTGCTTACCTTCCGGCGCTCCTTGTATGCGGCCAGGTAGTATCTGAGATCGTAGGTAGTAATCTCATGCAGTGGCTTACATAGAGTGTGTAGCATCATGTAACACGCATCGTAATAACGCCGAATTGTGGATTCTGCCTTTCCTTCTACTCGCTTGGTCGCTATATATTTTGCCAGCATACTGTCTGGAGCGTTGTCCACTACAGTTAGTTCTGTGCTTCTCTCTTGCACTTCGTAACTGTTCAATTGAATACAGAGTGCATCCTGTACTGCCTGGAGTTGCTGATCATCTAATAGAGATTGCACCGCCAGCAATACATTATTAATAATCGTATTTCGTATATCCATAACCTTATTCCTCCTTCTGCTTTATTGTAGCATCCGGAGGAAAGAAGGTCGCAAAACACGAAGATTCCATGCAAAATTGTAGTTAAATCTTTTTCAAATGTATACACGGAAGCAAATAAAAACTACATTACAATGACTGCTGCTTCTTTTGGGCTAAACAGTTTATATCTAGTAATAGCTGAAGATATTACAGTTCCTAATGGCAGGATATTTAGTGGCTTTTACAACGATGGTACGACATCGTACATGGAAATTAGAAATGCTGACGGTTCTGCTTTTAACGGAGTTGTTAGTTTTACAGCACTTGCTTTTGGCGCGTGATTTCAGGAAATCGCTCCACTAAGTGAAATAAGATATGCTTTTCCGTTTTCTAAATTCATGCTTGAATTTGTATTTAAAAGTATCCTCCAGCGATTAGTACATCTTTCAATCGAAAGAACACTTGAATTATGCCATCCACTATTATTGAATACCTTTGCCGATATTGCAGATAATTGTAAATTTTCATTATGCCTTGGAATTTCTACTGCAAGCCCCATGCCATACACATATATTCCAATATACCATTCATCTGTAAAAGTTCCGGTAACTGATATCTTCGCGTTTAGTGCATTAATCCCTAGCGCCTCTTTCAACTGCGCTATAGTAATCTTCTGGGTTGTAGAGCCATTCTCCAATACCACGATATCCGTATCAGACACTTTGGTAGCTGCTGGGAGAGCTGATATTAGTGTACTTGGTATAGATTCAGACATTTTTCATCAATCCTTTCTTGGAATTTTTTCAATTACTTTATTATTCTTTGTCATCAGGCACTTGCCGTCCTTTGTGGCCAGTGCGTATACTTTGTCGATGATCTTCACGGACAGGACGAAGCTTGCTCTGGCGGTGACCGGGTTCGGTGTCATTTTTACATCGCTGATTAAAATATTCGCCATATCACTTCACCATCACTCCTACTTCTGCAATCAACTTCTCGTCCAGGATTTCATACATCACTCTAAGTTTATATCTACCTTTTTTCTGCGGCTGTATAACCACATCAAGAATATGTCCTTGTATTACCGCAATGCCACTATCTTCAACTTCTTGTGTTCCTTTGTAAAGCAACTCATAGGAAGCTCTTTCGATTAGAAAATCGGTACCTTTGCAGGAGCATATTCTTAGTTTTATATGTTTCTTTTCTCCGAATTCAAAATCCACATTCACAGTTGCAACCTCCTATTAACTCTACATAATACTCGGATTTTTCTAAAACCGCCCGATACTGTGGCTCTAATAACTCTTCATAATACGGACACGGCTCAATGTGAACACACATAGAAGATATATCTATGGTAATAATGTATCTTGCTATATATGCGGTATTTCCAGCTTCATCAACAGCGGACATGTCAACTACATAAGCGCCGTTAAGGCTTTTGGGGATGATGGCTTCCCATCTATCCCCTTGTGCCCTTGCGAATGAGATAATGTTTCCATTGATAGTACCCCTTAATGCTACTACCATGTTTCCACCACCTTTATCAGTCGGTAACCTCTACAGAGATTACAACGGTTTTTTCAGTATCAACCGGGTTCGGTGTTAATGTTACGGACTTGATGACAGGAGCCTTAGTGTCCAGTTTCACAGTTCTGGTTACAGTGGTACTCTTTCCGGCACTATCAGTAGCCACTACGGTGATGGTATTGGTACCCTCAGTAAGAGTAATTACCTTAGACCAGGAGCCATCAGAAGCAACGGTTGCCGCCTCTGCGCTACCACTATTCAGTTTGACAGTAACAGATACTGGGCTGGATGTTGCATCGTTTGTTGTACCACGAACAGTACAGGAAGCCTGGTTGGTAACAAGACCATCTGTCGGTGATGTAACGGAAAGTGTCGGCGGTACGGTATCAATTTTGAATGAAACGCTCTTCTGTGCTGCCGCATTTCCATCATAGTCAGACGCATTTACAGTAATTGTATGGCTCCCGTCTGACAGGGCAGTACCAGGAGTATAAGTACATTTATAGCCGCCGGAAATTGCAGTCTTAGAAATACTATCCCCTGTGATCTCGCTTCCAGAATCAATGGTGATACCAATGGTGGAAGGATCCACACCAGAATCATCATCGGTTATTGTCCAGACAATGCTTGGTTTGTTATTTGTAATCAGTGCGCTGGCTGTCGGGTATGTTATTGTTGAAATCGGCGCAACTTTTTCTCTTACCTTTAACTGTAATGAACTTCCTAACGTTGAATGACTAGCATCTGCTGTTTCTGCGTTTCCAGCATCATCCGTAGCTCTGATTGTTACCCCATAATAATGTCCCGATTGATTATAGCTGGATTTACTAGGGGCTGTAATCGTTCCATCATATCGTCCAGTAGAACTGTTATAGGTTAGACTTACGGTCTGTCCATTTACTGTAGCTTGTACTGTTTTTACACTCATATTCTCATTCCTTTCGTGAAATATTGTTGATAAGTTCTTTTAATTCCTGTACTTCTGTTGACAAAGCATCCAGTTTTGAATGCAGTTCCTGGTTGTCCGCTTGGAGAGCCAGGATTTTCTCATGGTCATTTTTCAGCATGGCAAACATGCAGGGGATTATAATACGGTAATTCCAGTTTTCAGCTTTGCCTTTTTCATTATGGTCAACGGCTAATGGAAATCTGCGGTCAATGTCCTCAGCTATGAACATCGGCATTTCTTTGCCATAGCGTTCATCTTGTTCGGATAAATATCCGTCTTTGTACTTCGCCCAGATTACCTTGATTCTGTAGAGGTCTTCCAGTTCATCTTCTTTTATGTTTTTTCCGTTTCCTATTGATTTGTAACGAATCGAAGATGCAGCAGCCGCATTAAGAGTTTTCATATCAGATGCAAAAACAACAGCTGCACTTGCACTAGAGTTCCACGGCAGACCACTCATCGTAACGGACTTATGAAAATTAGCAGAATCATAAAAGTCTGATTTAACATTTACTATCATGTAACCTGAGTTTACTGTTTTGCCACTAAAAAACTGAAAAGCTGTTTTTCCATCATCAGAATAACCATAAATATCACTTGTTAAAATGGCCATTGTGCCATTATCGTTAACCAAAAGAGGCATTTCTAGATTCAGTAATCCTGCTGAATCGGTTACTCCGTACTTAATTCCGCTTGAATCAAAAATAAGGCATTTATAGTTATTTTCATTTACATAATCTTTAAATATGGTTAATCCGTCAGGATCAAGCTTACTAGCCCATCCAGTTTCACGGCGGTTCAGTACCTCTAATATCCCATACCCATTATTTTTACCGCCAAGCTTTAATGTGCCACCCTTGGCGTAAGTGAACGAAATATATAGCTGATTTCCCTCTTTATAAATTCCTTTAATTGCGCCATCATTGGTTAAGAGGTTAAATATTTCTTCATGTGTAAGTGCATCTACATCAATTACAACCGCCATACTTTGGGAATCTAATGGTTGTGAAAATCCACCCGCCGCGTATAAGGTACATTTTATGGCACTTACATCTCTTGGAATTCCAATTGACCTTCCAGAAGCCGTTGTTATAATTCCTCCCGCTTTAGTTGATAATACCGTATATAAATTATGTGAAACGCTTGTTTCGTCTTTCGCAGAAGAATATACCGTTTTCCAATTTTCCCCATCTACGGATTCTTCGATTTTAAAACGACCTTTATATGCTGTTCGTGTTTCCGCGTTTCCATCGCGATACCAAGCACTCAAAGTAATATAGCTCGGGGCTACACTGCCATTCGCGCGTTGCTTAATAACATATGATGGGCTTTCAAGAAAATATGTTCTACCCGGAACTCCTTGTTCTCCCTTAATCTTTGTCCATGAATAGGCACCGGGGTTAGTGCTATCGGCTTCCGTATAATCTGTATACTGCCCGATGTATTCTTTTCCAGTGCTATCAGATACATCAAAGCCCATCTTACCATCCGCGCTGTTTGCGTAAGCTACATGGAAATATGGTGTTCTTCCGTCTGTTCCAGGTTTTCCTGGAGATCCATTTGCCCCATCTGCACCTTTTACAAGCGTCCATGCATAATCATCCGGGTTAGTGCTATCTTGTAGTTCAAAATCAACATATATACCGATATATTCCCGGTTACTATCAGACACCGAAAAATCGGTTTTACCATCTGCGCTATTGGCATAAGCAATATGGGTGTAACTTGTTTTTCCATCTCGTCCAGGTTCTCCCGGAAGACCGTTCTTTCCATCGTTTCCCGCATAAATTTTTGAAATGGAAAATCTTTTGGTCACCGTCAAAGCACTAAGATAAGTTGCCCTAACATCTACCCAACCATCATCGGCTGACAGCCCCGTTACCGTATATGTCTTTGCTGAATTGTTCCAGATTCCTGTTATACTATCTGATTTTGTGATTATAAAATTACAATCATCTGTAATATCTTGTGTCCCGTACATTACTACAGCATGTGTAATCACATCGCTTGGAAATGTGCCGTAATTTCCATCAGAATCAACAGAAACGCCCTGGTATTCATTGCTCAGTTGCAATGTCATGTTTTTGGCGAGAGCTGCCGCTTCCTGTGCCTGTTTCGCTGCCGACAATGCGTCCTCAGAATCTTTCAGTGCCTTTGTAACGTCCGTATCTTTCAGCTGTTTCCAATAATATCCATTGCCTTCATTTACAAAGCGGTATGCGTGGCTATCGCCATCGTAGTAAATGTCACCGACATGCTTGCTCATTTCGGTATCGTCCAGCCATTCATTGGCCGGATAATTGCTCAATGTAGGTACTGATGTTCCTGTCCAGGTATTTATATTCCCATCGATCTGCCCCTGCATACTGTTTAACAGTCCATCCAAAGGAGATGCACCAATCCTAATTGAGGATCCATCCATTATTAATTGATGTTTAGTTATATCGGCAGAAAATATAATATTTCCGCTATTATCACGAACCACCAAGGCTCCCGTCTTAATCCAGTCAGCATTAACACCTGTAGCCGTAAGGATTCTGGCAATCACATCACCATCAACCGTCATACCGCCATTCCAATGTTGTCCACCATCTGTAGATACCGCCCATGCTTCTGCGGTCATTTTCCATACAATGTCAGAATCGGATAGCTGTGGTTTGTTGTGAAGATAATAGATATTGCTTCCGTCCGGCTGTGTTTCCACTGTCGTGTATGTTCCAGAAGATTCCGCAAGGCGTTGTGATAATTCTTCCAGCGCTTTTTCCCTAGAAGTACGCTCATCTCTTAAGCTTTTTCTATATTCAGATTGTGCCTGTTGATTAAGGGTATATTGCTTCTGTTTGTTTCTTGAAACACTCTTCGCACTGCATTCTAATTGTTCAAAAGTTCCCGGGTTCAATGTAAGAGAAGTTAAATAACTCTTATGTTCTTCCCCATTCCTATCAGTGATTGTAATAGCATCCCCTGCTTCCAAAGCAATATCGGTTAGCGCGCTGGTTGTAAAAGGACGAAATTTTAATCCAACACATCTTTCAGCAATTATTGAGCAAATCGTTTGTCCAGTCCCCGGTTGTATTAGCTTATTTTCGCTAATATCTATGATGTACCCCTCATCCCCTGATTGATATGTTTTAGCGTTACTTTCAGATGAATTGCTTGAATACTCCGTTACTTTTACTCCTGTTATTTCGAGATCGTATAACCAAGGGGTAAATCCGCTTGTATCTTTGGAGGTAATATTAGCTGGAATATTAGATTCTTTTTCATACCATCCGATACACAATCTACCGTATGCATCTGTTTTCGCCCACTGACAGCCCATCTGTGCCATCCATGCAATTACCTGTCGAAAAGTAATACTGCTATCATCTGGTCGATTCTGGATTACCAAGTCATCATTATCAAATCTGGTTGATTGCAGTGTTACTCCGCACACCTCACAAGCATCCTGGATGATTTGTAATCTGGTTGCCGGGTATGTCAGTTTGCTATCAGAATAATCACGGTCAAACAATCGCATGGAATCTTCACAAGTTAGGCTGATAATAGCTGTGTTCTGGTATGGGGCATCTGTTACTGTCATGGTACAGATACGGATTTTTTCAATACCAGTGGACAATTCAAGCCCAATATGGCAAACAACTCTCGCTCCGTCCCAGATGTAATCTGTGTAATCGCCAGAAAAGTTGTTGATCTGCAATGTCAGCTTATTTACGATAGCTGCGCCGATATCAAAAGAACCACTTTGCGATACTGCATCCTCAAACTTGAAGCCATTAGACCACAAGTCCTTGTCGGTAATGGATAATGTGCTTCCGTCCGTAAAGGTAAAATCTGCATATTTCAGATAGTTACGGTTCCCGCTATTCTGCTGTTCTTTAAATTCCGTTGATAAATTTCGCATATCTTACCTCTCGATAAAATCAAAACTAAGTCCTTCCATGCGCTCATTGCCTATCCACCAACACTTAAAAGGGGATTCCCTGTCACCAACATAGAATGTTCTGGTTTCGTGCTTATTTGCAGATAGTAAGTCTGGATATGTGACCTGTATGTACTCTGGATTTACTGCCTGTATAATTTTGCAAGCAGTGTCCCAGTCTGGGCCATTCCAACCTACAGACAGCTTTCGTTTCTGTCCAACTCTGTTTTTGTGCATGGTCGTATCGTCTGTTCTGCCGGATTCTGATGCCGATATATCCTGTAATCCCCACGTAAAAGAAGAAGGACAGGGCATTGCTACCCCGTCCACTTTTAAAAAAACTTCTGCCATATGTTAACCCTCATGTATTTTACGCACGAAAAAAGCGCCTACCCCGAAAGGTAAACGCTTTAAAAATTGCTTATTATGATTTTATATTATAGCATACGGCGAAAGTATCATTCAGTATACTATGGTATCATTTCAATAATCTTTTTACAAACGTATAAATCACTTCCAGCCAGTGGCTATTATCGCAATTCTGTACAAGATTAATAATCTCAGTTTTATAATTCATAGTGTTAGCTCCACCTTTCTAAAAACAGCTGAATAAAAGTATATAAGTATTCCAGGGTTCCTGGCTTCTCAATGCTCTCAATCATTGAAATAATTCCCTTTTTTGTAATTCATTCCACAATTCCTCCTAACATTCTAATCAATTTCTGTTTGCGGTTATACTTCAAAATCTCGGAAATCTGCCCCATCATATCATCCATTGTCATGTTGCTCTTCATGCTGTTGCAGCGCTTACACGCAAGTTGCAGATTCTTAATATCATTGGTGCCGCCCCGGGACAGCGGTGTAATGTGGTCGATTGTCATTTTCTTGAATTTGACAGGTTTACCGCATATTGCACATTTTCCGTTGCACTTGGCGTACACACTCTTTTTCTGAAAGTCATTGAACTGGATTCTGTTTGCCATACGATCACGCTTTCCCGATTAACTGTTTGGTAAAGAGATACATTCCCTTTAATTTTGACAGGTCTTTCAAATTGATAAGATTTTCAATGATTCTCTGTCTGTACATATACTCGTCCAGAAGCACTAAGCACTCGTTGTTATCTGCGTTCAGTTCGTCAATTGTTTTCTGTAATTCAGCCTTTGTCATTTTATTTTCCTCCTGTGTATCCCTGTAAAAATCTAATTATGCGATTTCTACTCTGTATGCAATCATCATTTCTTTAATCACGCTAACGTAAATATCTTTCAGCCGCTTATTCTGCATAATCACGGACAGTTTGTTGATCTGGTTGGTCTGTGCCTTGGTGCATCCTCTTTCCTCGGCTCTGGAAATCGCATTTCTAAGCTGTTGATCCAATCGGCAACCCGCTCTGTCTGATAATCTACGGTAGCTCTCGTTTCTGGCGGCGGCATATTTATTTCCGAATGAGTAAGAGAAATCATCACTCTCAGCAATCTTTGAAATACATCTGTTCACCCACTTCTCTGTTCCAACATCGGAATCCGTTCCCTTAAAGGTATCAATGATGGTTTTCATGTTTTTCTCTTGTTGGTCTGCACGTTCCGCAAGTTTCTTCTGTTCCAGTTCAGTCTTGGCTACCTGTTGAAAAATCTGATTAAACATTTGCAGTTCGGGGGACAATTTAGAATAATCAATTACTTGTTGTTTTACCTTTTCTTCAAGTCTAGTAAAATATTCTCTAGCTTCTTCTGCTTTTTCACTATTTCCTTTCACTGATAACTTCTTTGCAAAATGGGCAGTGAGACGAAAATCTTCTCTTTGAATTTTTCCTCCTGTCGGCGTCTCCGCATCAATGAAGAGTCGCCAATAATCTTCGTTTTCCGTTGCGAATTCATTTTCTGTAATATTGGTTTTAGCCCATCTAGCGAAATCTGCTTTTCTTAATTCCAAGAAAGAATATAACTTTCTAGCAGTAGTCATGCCCTCTTCATCAATACCAAGTGCAATCTCAATAGGTGTCTGGTTTGCTGTGTTAATTGTGATTTCGTTCATATAAAAAATCTCCTTTCGGTGTTTACAATTACACCGAAGGGAGATATAATAACAATATCAACCGCTTCGGTGTGTTGAGTGCTTTAAGAGCAACCGCTACTTGTCGAGGGTTTCGGTTGCTCTTATTTCGTTATAGACCTTTTCAATCCCAATTCTAATGATTTCTGCTTTTGATTTTCCTGTTTTGTCTGAACAATATTCCAATCTCTGAATATCATCATCAGAAAGTCTTACTGGCATTGAAACCTTTTTTGGATTATCGGTAGGTCGACCAGTTCTAGGTGACACCTTATCATCTCCTTTCTTTTTTTGTATATACATATATTAATATACCGATATACAAAAGTCAAGCATTATTTTAACTTTTTTCAAATTTCCTATTCCACTATTCATTTTAGAGTGGTAAAATACAGATATCATACTGATTTAGGGAGGAAAACGCATATGAAAAAATCCAAAAAGTTACTGGCAGTTTTGACCATAATGTTACTGATTGTCTGTATGGCAGTTCCAGTATCGGCGGCCAGCAAAATTAACAAGAAAAAAGCCACTTTGAAAGTCGGTCAGACATTACAATTAAAAGTAACTGGAACAAAAAGAAAAGTAAAATGGACAAGTAGCAAGAAGTCCGTTGCAACGGTATCTTCTAAAGGACGAGTAAAAGCAAAAAAGAAAGGCTCTGCTACAATCACTGCAAAGGTTGGTAAAAAGAAATATACATGTAAGATTACTGTGAAAAAGGCTTCTAACAGCAATAGTGGTTTTAACAGTAACATTCCGTCAACTTCCGCTCCAACGCCAAGTCTTTCTAACATGACTATGGGGCAGAAAAATGCACTTGCAAAAGCTAAAAGCTATTTATCGCATATGGCGTTTTCACATGATAGCCTCATACATCAATTAGAATATGAGGGATTTTCTACAGCTGACGCAACTTTTGCTGTTGATAATTGCGGGGCAAATTGGCTTGAACAGGCTTTAAAAAAGGCAAAATCTTATTTAAGCCACAGTGCATTTTCTTATAAGAGCCTTGTATCTCAACTAGAATATGAGAAATTTACAACTCCGCAAGCCACCTACGCAGTTAATAATTGTGGAGCTAACTGGTATGAACAAGCAGCCAAAAAAGCAGCTTCCTACTTAAGTCATTCTTCATTTTCAAGAGACCGTTTAATTTCACAACTTGAATATGAAGGGTTTACAACAGAACAGGCAGAATACGGCGTTACAAAAGTTGGCTACTAAAACATTAAAGGCTAGGGAGAAATCCCTAGCCCTAATCTTATCAGTTAATGTATTCAACATCTATGCTTGGCAATGTTACTTGTTTCCCAAGAAGTGTTGTAGAATTTAATGTTCCGCTACAAGTTCCGTATACGGTTACCCAATCTCCTTCTAGGTAATGTGTTTCGCCATCCTCATAGCTATATGAACAATCCCATTTATTACCGTTTCCGTCAACAATATACAACGTATATCCACCGAATATTCCTTCTAATGACTGATCTATTGTTCCAGAGACAACACAATGTTTTTTATCGTAACTGTCTGGATTTCTCAATATATCATTATAATCTAACGTCTGGCAAAGTGCCTTGTATTCGTCCTCTGAAACTTCTTTTGAATTAGCAACTTCTTCTGTCACTACAAAATACTGCGATAAACTATCATCTGAAGCATCCTTTTTATAGCTTTTAGCTTCATCACCTTTTGCAAATACCATACAATTCTCTAAATTTATGGAATCTCCCATAAATCCCCATGAATCTACATTTGATACTGTTCCAAGAATAGCAACCACATCATCATCTTTAAGACCGCTTTCATATTTTGCATACAATTTACTATCAGATACATTAAAATTACTCATCATGTATTTATCACCAATAGTAACTTGCACCTTATTGTCTTTAATCTCACTTATTGTTGCTACAGTATAAATTTTAGCTCCGCTCATATTGACTGCATATTTATATAAATCGCCGTCAGTGATATAAGAATATTCACCAGAATTAAATGTTTGTAATTCATCATCAAAAGTAATTGGAGCCACATTCTGTTTTTTCTCTTCTACTGTAGGAGTTGCTTTTCTTTCGTAACTATTGGATTTTTCTGTCTGTGTTTTGGATGTATCTGCTGTTTTCTCTGTTTTAGATGAATACCAGCCAATTAGAATAAACACAAGGCAGATAAAACCAAAATAGTTTGCGCATCCCCCTTTTTTCTTTTTCTTGGTAGCTGTCGGCTGTGGCGTGTACTGTGGTTCTGGTGTAGAATATGTTTTAGGTTTTTCGATATTCTCAATAGTTGTTCTGGTCTTGTTTGCTTCTCCTCTGTCGCAATTATCCATTACACTCTTGTCTAGCATATACCATTCAACAACATATTGTTTTTTGAAGTACCGCTCCGCAATCTCTGTTGTAAATTCTTTTGCCTGTTCATATGCGGAAGAGCCTGTTGATAAGCAAATTTTGAAAGGCTTTGCGTATTTCGGAATTGAAAAAGCAACTTTCAACTGTACTCTCCCTAAATCGTCTGGTTCTTCCTTGTCATAATTCAATACAAAATCCATAGGATTTGCTTCAAGTAACAAATTTCCTTTGTAGTAAACCTCAATATTTGCTTTTGAAGCCTTGATTCTCATGGAATCTAACATCTCAATGTCGTATTCCTTTTGCTTCTGTGGCGGTTCCTGTGTTACATTCCCCTGTGTTATCGGGAACCCACAGTTCGGGCAACTTGCCGCTTTATCACTTATTTCCTTTCCGCATTCTGGACATTTAATCAGTGCCATAAATATCCCCCTCCTTAGTATGATACCCATATTGTACCACCTTGGGACGTATTCTGAAAGTCTTATTTCGCTTTTCTATCAATTTCCGCAGTTACAGCAAACAAAAGAGCTTCGGCAAATTTTGCGCCAACCGAATCGGAGTATTTATCGTGAATCCGGCTTGCTTCCATGGTGAGATTTTCCCACTTGGGAATATCGTCCTTTGAGATAAAGGCATACTTCTTGTGGAGATTCCATATTTCTTGCCAGATGGAAAAGTAAGTCTGTTTAAAGTCCATCAGTGTAAAGCACTCCATGATATTTTTCAAGCCTATATTTCTGCTTGATATTTGGATATTTTTCGTGATCCACTTCACTGTAAAACATATTTTTTGGTCTGGCAAATAATTGCTTGTCACCATACAAGGCTCTATATATCGCCAGATCTTCTCCTGTTTCCGTATGTTGAGCGAATCCAACAATCTTATACAAATACTCGTTGTTGTGCGGCTCCTTGATGGTTTCTCGTTTGAAGTGCTGCACAATATCTCCTGGTTCAAATAATGGTCTGTTCATTTTCATTGTTACCTTTCTCCACAATTAATTAATTTCTTTGCTCGAATTTCAATTTTCTTGGCTTGTTCCTATGTTTTATCGGGTGATAGGTTTTGAAACGAATTTGATTATTTTATCGCAGTAATTCTTTGTCAATAATCTGGAAGTTCGCCCTGTGGATATAAAGAGCTTTTCCGTCAATCATTAACTTTGTCATTTTAGGTAGATCATCCGGGATTTTCCAGAACACCTCGTCACCAGAATATGCAGCTATTGGCTGTCCAAGTTGAGATTTGATTACTACAACCCTGGATTTCCCGAAATAATTTTTATAATAATTCACAATCCCGGCTATGTATGCGTTCTCTGAAATCTTCCCGGTTGAATGACTGGTAATATCTTCCTGGGTAAAATCAACCTCTGGCTTCAATCCTTTTTGCTCAAAAATACAAGTATCACCACAGCTTTCAATTTCTTTACCGTCAATTAGAATTGTAATAACGGAAGATACGTCATAGCTTGTTGTTTCGTTACCCTCACTATCGTAGCCCTTGGATTTGGTTTTATTCCCGGCAATATTGATCTTGTCCCCAGTGGTAGTCATAACCTTTTGGCCGTAGTTGTCGTAGGTATAGATTGTGTAGCTGTTACCAGAAAGATTTCCTTTCACGTCATTCATGTAATCGTCATTCGCTGCACAGCCTGTTAGCCCTGTGATAACGTAAATACAGATAATGGTTGCCAGTAGTGCTTTGATTCTTTTCATGGTTTTTGTCCTCCCTCATATGTCTCATAATCAATCGTCCCGAGATCACCGTACACATCTGGATAATAGATTCCCACCCAGAAGTTATCCTCCATTGCTTTGTAGTAAGTTACTTTTACATTCCACCTCTGTACCTCGTCAATAATTTCTTTGTTTAGAAGTCCGAATTGATCTCGGCAAGCTTCACTTTCCAGTTTGTAAGTCAATGCTTTGTATTTCTCGGCATTTGCCTGTCTGGTGGCGGTAACCGTAGTCTGGCTTATTGCTAAAAGCAATCCAGCGATCAAAAGATATACCGCACCGATAAAAGCCACTGCTACGCCCAAAACAAGCACGGTTGCGCTCACATTCGAATACTCATATTCGTAGCTTAAAGATTCTCCTATTCTATTTGCAATCAGAATAACAACGCCGATCGCAAAAATGATTATTGATAGCCAAAATATCATAGTGTGTCCTCCCTGTCCCATTCTGCGTCAGATTTATCTGACATAATAATATCGTTAGATATTATTCAAAATATAATTCTTTCTCTTTTTCTTAATCTAAATCTATATCTAAATCTATATCTAAATCTATATCTAAATCTAAACCTTTATCTAAACCTTAATCTGAGTGCGTCTACTATGCGTCTTTTGTGCGTCTAAAAAAATAAGAACTCTA